TAGTTCATCATCAATAGGCAAGGGAAATTATTTTGAAACTATATCAACATCAGCTTCTACTATTGATGAATCTGTTGAATATGATGAAATAGTATATTTTGTTGCAGTAGATTCGACTATAACATTATCAACTGCACAAATGGCAAGAGATTCAATTATAAACATCAAATCTATTAATAAAAATTTAACTGTTGTTAGTGAAGCAGGAGAATATATTGACGGGGAAAGTTCACAAACAGTTGGCCCCTATGAATCAATTAGAGTTAAAGCAACTGGTGATGAATGGTATATAATATAAAAATTAAACAATATGAGTTACTTTAAACACATCTTACAAGATATAAATACATCAACCAACAATTATACAACTGATAATATATTATCAGGTGGAACTTGGTCTGGTACATCAGAAGAAACATTTGGAATAAATGGAATACAAATATTTCATTCTGCGGATAGAGAATGTAGAGTTTATCTTGACCAATCAGTTACAACTGATTTTACATCAGAATTAACAGTAACTGATCATTTTGATTGTCTATCCAATGTGCCTGTTACAAGAACATTTGTGAGTGTTGCCCCATATTTCAGATTAAGGGTTAAAAACATAGACACAATTGATACAACTGAACTTATCACTGCTGCTGGTATGACACCAATCATTAATCCACTACCAAGGTCATTAACAGATGATGGTAGATTAATGACAGAAACAACTATTACTGGTAGAGAGAATACTGAACGACACGCTTGGATTAATCCGACTAATGAACAGGCTATAAGTCCTGTGTATCGTATAGTCGGAACTAATTTTGATGGAATAATAAAAGACACAAACTTTTGGATAGATGGTTCATTGTTAGATGGTTCGGTAACTCAAGCTGGTGGTGAAATTGATTTACATACAAATGCTACTGGTGCAACTGCGGCAAGTTCAGCTAAATATACAAGTGTTAGAAAGTCAAGATTTGTCGCTGGTTCAGCACAACTATTTGATGGAGGGTTTAACTTTAAGACTACGTTTACTGCAAATAACATTAGACGAGTTGGTGCTTATACAACAACTGATGTTGTTAATACTCCTGTTGATGGTTTTTACTTTGAGCTTAGTGGTTCTACATTTAGTGTTAATTCAATAGCAAATAGTGGAACACCAGTTTCAGTTATAAGTGGTAGTTTCAATGGTAGTTATGGTAGAAATTGGATACCAACACCAGATACATATTACAAAATGTCAATAGAATGGTCACCTCTTGGTGCTTCATATTATGTAAATAGTAAATTATTACATAAATTACCAGGTGCTCACCAATCACATTATATGACATTACCGATAACAATTGAAAACCTAAATACTACTGGTTCTGTTGATGTTAGTTTTGAGACAGTAGGGATGTATATTGCTAGACAGGGTGAACTACATACTAATCCTACTAGTAACTATCTTCTAACAGGAACCAAAGTATTGAAATATGGTGCAGGGGTTCTGAAAAGAATAATTGTATCCGACAATATTGGCAGAGTTATTATTTATGATAGTGTTACAGCATCTGGAACAGTAATAACGAATTTAGACACAGCACAAGGTTCACAACCACTTGGTCAAGTAGATTTTGACACACCATTTAATGACGGATTGACAATTGATATAACAGGAAATGTAGGAGTTACAACAGTTTATGAATAAAAATAATAATAAATATAGATGGCTAATAACATTACATATTATTTAGAAATAGATACGAAAGGTTCTCTTAATTCAATAAACGATTTAGAAAGTAATTTAAATAAGTTTAGAGAAGACATTAAAAGACTGCCAGGAGATTCTAATGCTTTCAAAATAATGCAAGAAAAAATAATTGCAGCAGATTCAGCTTTGAAAAATGCTAACAAATCTATTGAAGGAATGGACTTCGATCAGATTGCAGGTGAGGCTGGTAAGTTTGCTGGTGGTGTTGGTGCTATCACATCTGCATTCTTTTTAATGGGAGATACTGAAAACAAAACCATGAAAGAACTTCAAGAAAATCTTAATAAAGCATTGGGATTGATGATGGCTGTTAAAGGTGGTATTGAAGTAGCAACAAGTGCAACAAAATTATTTAGAGCAGAAAATGTTAAGTTAATGGCTACAATGTTGGCTAATCCAATATTCTTAGTTGTTGCGGCAGTTGTGGCTCTCGGTGCAGCATTTTTATCAACGGCTAAAATGGCTTATGATATGACTGATGAACTACAAGAACAATTAGACACAACAGAAGATTTAAATCCAGTAGTTAGAGCAAGTGCAGAGTCATTTATTGCATTAGGTGAAGTGTGGGAGAGTTTGAGAGTGACTTTAGGTTATTTATCAAAAGAACAACAACAATATTTAGATCAAACTTTAGCACAAATAGATAAGAGAACTGAAAAGGAAAACTTTCAAACAGATGTATTGAAAGCAAGAGGTGCTACTGAAGAAGAATTACACGAAAGAAATAAAGAATTATATGAAGAAAGAAAAAGAAGAGCAGAAGATGAATATAATGTTTTAAAAGCATTAGGTACAAATATAACTGATGAACAAAAAGAAGAATATGAGAAAAGAATTACAGACTTAAAAGATTTTCATAAAAATATATTAATTGCTGAAGAAGATTTAGCAAGAAAACAAAAAGAAGAAAGAGAGAAAAATTGGCTAGAATATTTAAAAGAGAAAAAAGATAGAGATGCTAAAGAACTTGATGAATTGAAAAAACATGATGCTAATATTCGTGCAGCTAAAGTTGAAGAAAGAGATATGGCTTCAAAAACATTAGCTGATGAAGAAGCTAAAACTTTTGAACAAATTAGTGAAGGTTTACTTGCTCGTTCAAATGCAGCAATTCAACAAAGAACAGTTGAAATGGAAGCAGCAGAAGTATCAAGTCAAATGGAAAAAGATAGATTAAAAGCAGATACAGATTTTGCATTAGCTGAACAACAAATGAGAATACAAGCTACTGGTGATATGTATACATCATTTATTACAATTGCTAAAGCATTTGGTAGTGAAAATAAAGCATTGCAGAAAGCTCTTGCGCTCGCTCAAATTGCAGTTGATACAGCAATGGCTATATCAGCAACTGTCGCTTCTTCAACAGCAAATCCACTTAACTCAGTAACATTTGGAGCCGCTGGTGCAGCACAATTTGCAGCAATGATGATACAGATATCTGCAAACATTGCTAACGCTTATACCGTTCTTAATAAAGCCGAACTCGGTGGTTTAATTGGTGGAAATCTACACGCAAACGGTGGAACAATTATTGAAGCAGAACAAGGCGAAGCAATAATAAATCGTAAATCAACAGCAGCATTCGCACCAATATTAAGTGCTATAAACCAAGCTGGTGGTGGACAACCAATCGGTAGCTCTACTGGAGATATCATCGATTATGAAAGATTAGCTATGGCTATGAAAGCTCAAAAAGTTTATGTCGTTTCAAGTGATATAACAAACCAACAATCTATTGATGCTAAGGTTATTAATAGGTCAAAAATATAAAATAAAATTATGGAAAAAGAAGAAAACATTATTGAATTAACAATAAAAGATTTAGATTTCGGTGGCATCAATATGATTAGTTTAGTAGATGATCCTGCAATTGAAGTTGATTATATGGTATTCAAAAACCAAGAACTTAATATATCTTTAGCAAGAGTAGATGAAGATAAAAGAATTATTACTGGTCCTGCGTTAATACCTAATAAACATATAGTTAGATATAATAAAGAAACAAATGAAAAGTTCTTTGTATTTTTTAGTGAAGAAACTGTTAAGCAATCTTCTGAAAAATATTTGATTGATAAGAATAATTCAAATGTAAATTTAGATCATTCTACGCCAGTAAATGATATATCTATTATTGAGTCTTGGTTAGTAAATGATTCAAAGAATGATAAGGCTAATTCACTTGGATATGATGTACCGAAAGGCACATGGATGATTAGTATGAAGGTTAATAATGATACTGTATGGAATGAATTCATTAAGCCAGGTATATTAAAAGGATTTTCAATTGAAGGTAGTTTTCAACAGAAATTTAATGCTCAAATAGAAGAAGTGGTTTTTGAACCAATTGAGCCAATATTTACTGATGATGATCAATTAGAATTAATTGAAGAACTTTTTGAAGAAGTAGAAATGGTTGAATTAGCTAAAAAGAAGAAACAGAAAGAAGTATTGTTCGCAAAAGAATGGGTATTACAACCATCAATACCAGGCTTTAATGGAGCACCTGTACCAGTATGTGATTTCTGTACAGAAATATCAAGATTGGCTCCAAGAGTTAAATTTGGTAGTCTATGGACTAATCCAAATCCAGCTTATACAGGGAAATGGTATCAAGGTAAATTGAAACCAAAACAAGTTCACCGTGGCTGCAGATGCACTTGGAAAAGAGTAGTTGTAACTGAAAAGGAATATAAGAAATTAAAATAATTTCATATTTTTTGAGGCAAAACACATAGTTTTCACATCTACAAGTGAATACTAAAAAACAAATTTATTTTCATGGAAAAAACATTAATTGAAAAAATTAAAGATCTTTTAAATTTGTCTAAAGAAGAACCAGTAATAGATGAAACTGTTGAATTAACGGCAGAAGTAGTTGCTGAAGAAGAAGTAGTATTAGAAGTAACTGATGAACCTGTAGCAGAAGAAGTTGCAGAGGAAGAAGAAACTAAACTTACTATTGAGGAAGAAGTTATGGCTTTAACTGAAAGAATATCTATTCTTGAAGAAGCAGTTGCAGCTTTAATGGCTCCGAAAGAAGACGAACCAGTTGTTGAAGAAATGACACAAGAATTGGAAAAGAAAGATGAAGAGATTGAGAAACTTTCAAAACAATTAGAGGATACTCCAGCAGTTACTCCAATTGCTTTAGAAAAGGAATCTAAATCAACAAAGAAAGCTAACACATATTACGAACATATGGCTAGCGTAATTGGTCAACAAAGAAAAGAAAAATTCGGTCTTGACTATTAATAACCAATTAGGTTATAAAAAAATAATAAAAATAATATGGCATTCGTAGTAAGCTCATTAACAGCGTACACAGACAAAGCAACAGAACTATTGAGAGCAGGAATTTTGTTCTCAGAGGACTTCGCTAGATTCTCAGTACAAACAGACATAAATTATAAGAAATATCTTAATTATGTTGCAGCTCAACCATATGTACAAGCAGGTGCTTGTTCATTAGCTCAATCAGGTTCAACAACTTTGACAGAGAAAGAAATAACAGTAGCAACTTATGCTTTCAGACAATCTTATTGTTTGCAAGATTTAGTTCAAAAAGCTGTACCACAATCACATTCAACACTTAAAGGTGAATGGGCAACTCCATTAGAAGTTTCAATGACTGATGGTATCGTTGAAAAAATAAAAGAAAAAGTAGATACTGACTTATGGTTAGGTTCTGGTGCTGACTTAATTGATGGTTGGTTTACAGTTCTTTCAGGTTGTTCAGGTGCAATTTCACTTGACACTTACACAGCAGTAACTGCAACAGTTGATAACATTGACGAAATCGTTAACGACTTCATAGACAACATTACTAACGCGATGTGGTCAAGAGGAACTTTAACTCTTCACGTTTCAATACCTGTTTATAACTTATATAAGAGAAACAGATTAGCAGCTAACTATTACAGAGATCAAAATGCTGGTTTCGGACCATTTGAAATGCAAATTTTCGGCTATGAAAACCAGATCACCATTAAAGGTGAGAGTGGATTGGGAACATCAAATTACATGATGTTAACATGGGACAAGAATCTTTATATGGGAACTGACGAAGTATCAGAGATTTCTGAAGCAAAATGGGTTTATGATGAAATCACAAATCTAGTTTGGTTTCAATCAAGCTTTAAATTAGGAGCACAAATCGCATTCTGTGGTGAAGTGATTCATAATATGTACTAAACCAACAAAATAGGAGGAGGGTGTTAAATACACCCTCCAACTAAAAAAATAATCAAATATAACATGGCATGTGACTTAACAGGCGGAATAGCAAGAGGTTGTAGAGATTCAGTTGGTGGTATTGTTGAAGTATACTTAGGTAATTATCCTACAGGATATACAGCACAAGAATGGTACAACTCAACAGGTGGTACAATTGACGGAATATCTGGACTTAGTTGTTATACTTTCGTACCTAATAAGAATAGTTCAAACTGGGTTGAGAATGTAAATTCTTCACTTGAGAACTCAACAATAGGATATGAACAAGTATTAACACTTGTATTCGCAAAAAATCAAGCAGCAACAAGAAACACGATCAAATTACTTGGTCAAGCAAACGTTGTAGCTATCATAAGAGACAGACAAGAAAAGTTTTGGATGCTTGGCGCTCAAGATGGTCTTGAACTAAATGGTGGTAACTCTCAGAGTGGTACAGCATTAAACGATTTAAATGGTTGGACAATTACTTTAACGGGTATGGAGCCACAACCAGCGGAAGAAGTAGCTAGCGCACTTATTTCAACAATCGTTGCTGACTAACGACATCGACATTGAGTTCAAGCAGACTCAATTAAATTCTTCAAAATTGCTTTTTAATTTTCTTAAAAAATCTCATCTTCTCGTTGGTGAGATTTTTTTTATTAAGACAAAATTGTAAATTAAACATCTATAAGAAAATAAGCACATCTATGATAATATTGGAGCAAAATACAGGCAATACTATAGCACTTACTCTAACTGAGAGTGTAACTTTAACGGGATCTACTGGATTTACATTAACATTAGAGAATGATATGAGTAAATATTCTGTTTCAGGAATAACATTAACAGACTTATCTGCATATCCAGATAGATATAATAAATTTATATTAACAACTACTTCAACAAGACTATCACAAAATCTTACAGGTTCAACAGTTTATCTTAGTGATACTGGATTTTATACATATAATGCTTATGTAACAAATTCTGAAACAACAGAATTAGTAGAAACAGGTAAAATGTTATTGCAACAAATTACACCAATTATAGCGAAAAATACATATACTGGAAATCAAAAGAAAGTGGTTTCAGTATACCAAAACAAAAATTAAAATATGTCAATACAGGTAAAAGTAATTAAACTAGCATCAACGAAAAATCCTAAATTTTTGTATAACAAAAGTAAAGAATATGTTAGTTATGGAGATGAAAACAACTATCCACAATATTTGTTAGAACTATCTAATAAATCAGCACTTCACTCAGCAATTTTAGATAAGAAATTTAAAGGCGTACAAGGTCTTGGCTTTTCTTATGAAGGTGATATAAATAAAAATTTAGATAACTTCTTGGAAAATCCAAATCCAAATGAATCTATGGAGGATTTACTTGAAAAAATTGTAAATGATTTAGAAATATTTGGTGGTTATTACTTACAAGTCATTTGGAATAAAGCAGGTACAAAAATTCTTGAACTATATCACATGCCATTTGAAAAGATTAGAACATCTAAAATGAATGAAAAAGGTCAAATTGAGACATTTTATTATTGTGATGATTGGAAGAAATATATTAGATGGACTGATGTTGAAGAATATCCAGCATATTCAACTACTGATAAGAAAAATAAAGTTCAAATTTTTAGAGCTTCTAAATATCATGCTGGTTCACCATACTATCCAATACCAAGTTATATTGGTGCAACATTAGATGTAGAAACATTAGCTGGTATTTCTGATTTTCATAATTCAAATCTTAAAAATTCATTCAATCCAGGCTTATTAGTTGTGTTTAGAGGACCTGAACCAACACCTGAAGAAATGGACACAATTGTACAAAACATTCAAACTAAATACGGTGGAACTGAAAACGCAGGTTCTCCAATGGTATTCTTCTTAGATGGTGAACAACAAGAGCCAAAAATTGAACAAATGCAAGCATCTGATTTAGATAAGTTGTTTGACCAATTACAAGAAACATCAAAAGAGAATGTAACATTAGCTCATGGCATACCAAGAATTGTTGCTGGTCTTGAAAAAGAAGGCTCATTAGGCGGTTCTAAAGAAATTGTGGAAGCTGAACTTATTTTTAGAAGTACATACATTGAACCAGAACAAAACTTCATAACAAGAACAATGAATAAATTACTTAAACCGAATAACTATCCAGAATTAATCATTCTTAATAAAAATGCTTCTATCATATTGTATTCTGAATCTCTATTAGAAAAAGTATTGACACAAGACGAAATGAGAGAAATTTTTGGCTATGATGTGCTTGAAATAAAAGAAGATACAATTGAAGAAGATACAGATAATATAGAAGAAGGCAAACCAACTGCTGACGAAGAAGTAGTGGAAAAAATAGATCCAATAGAAGATGGCAAATAATTTAACCGTTTTATTTATTAGTGAAACTTATATAAAACAACAATCAGCAATTCTAGATAATGTAGAAGACGGATTTCTTTATGCACATATATTAGAAAGCCAAAATATTCATATTCAGAACATTGTAGGTTCTAAATTATATGATGCATTGGTGGCTGATTATGATGTAACGGGAGAAACATTTACGACTGCAATTTACAAGACATTAATTGATAATTACATACAACCGTGTTTGTTATATTATACGTTATATGAATCTATGTATGATTTATATATGAAGTTCACTAATAAGGGTGCTGTAACACAGACATCAAATAACTCAGCGACTGTTGATATCAATTTATTAGAGAAGAGGCGTAAGGATTATCAGAATAAGGCTGAATATTATGCAGAGAGATTAATGAAATATCTTTTAGATAATGATGATACATATACATTGTTTAGAGATTGGTGTGATAATGACAATCCACAATCTACTATTGCACCTGAATATGATACAAATTATTTTGGTGGTTTATATTTGAAATCAGGTAAGAAAAGTAAAAAATTAACACTTGATACAACAAATCCAAGATTCACTGCGTTAAACTAATATGGCTAGTCACAAGAAAAACATAGAAAAGTTAATAATTTATCTTTCTACAATAAAGAAGGATAAGGTTGTTGAGCCTAAAAAAGAAACCAAGAAAAAATGAAATTAATACCATATTTAATCGTTGTATTTTCAACATTCTTTGCACCAATAGCAACAGTAATGGTTGCTATATTAGTTTTAATGCTAATTGACTTTATTG